CGGGAAACGGCAGATAGCTTCGTTCAACTCAATGGTTACACGAAATTTGAAGTCAGCTCCGGAGGCTACGGTGAGCCCGAGGAACGCGGACAACATCAGCACATCGCTGTTGGCGACTTGCACACCGGGATTGTCCACGATGAACCGAGATCCTCGGATTGCATCGTGTGTATGGATGTGGACTACTACGTCGAGGATTGGGCAGAACTCCTGTACGCAGGTAGCCCGCTCTTCGCCTATACGTTCGCTCCAGAAGCGGTCGCTGGCATGGACGGTGAGTGCCGTTTTCGAATCAAGGACGACGTCGTAACCTACGAAGCATCTGGGGGCGGAAAATGGGTCCACAAGTTGTGGAATTGGTCAACTTTTGGTGAGTTCTTCTGTGTGAAAACACCTCGACATCACCTCACTCCTGGGAAGTGGATACTTTCATGGATTGGGATCAAGGAAAGAACCTACTACAAGAAGATCGTGTACCGCCCCTATCCCAGCCGACATCGCGCGATTGTTTTGGCAATGCCACAATTCCGGACCACGGGCTGGGGGAAACCCCTTGCCCCTGGTCTGGAGCGACTGGGCTTTGAAGTGCCCAACCGGAAAGGATGGAACTCAGTTGTCTACTTTGACGCGGACAATGAACTCATGATCAACCTCGGCTACTCAGGCGAAGATGCAAACCTGACACTCCCGAAGGAACATTACGATATTCTAATGTCGCTCGACTCTCCCCACTCGGTGACCACACGGATGATTGGATTCGGTCACAAGGAGACATATCAGTTGGCCCTGATGTCGCAGCATTATTCCGGGAAAGTCAGACAGGCAGGGGACCTATTACGATTGGGGCGACCCGCGAAGGTCGTCGAAGTCCACTGGCCACTATCATCCCACTACGAAGACAAGTCAGGCGTGAACTGGCGTGCCATATCGCCCGCTCTCCTGCCGGATCCCGCGCAGGTACCAAATATCAAGCGGATTGAAGCGATCAGCCGGAGCATTGACGAACGGATCACCTTTGTTCGTAACGATACGTCACCCAAGGTGTGGTACTTCAAGCTGGCCCGAACTTTCGTTCGGGAATTGGTTCCCCTTCCGGGGGTTGGAGTGCCATATTCCTGGGAGGAAACCATCGACATGCTGACGAAACCCACGCAAGTTCTCGCCGTGCGCAGGATACTAGAGACACTGGATGTGACACCCCGGCGCTTGATCGAGGCATTCATCAAGAACGAGCCCGTCAAGAAGAACGGCCGGATAATTTCGTCTTTCCCAGATGCCAGGTATTTGGTCGCGTTGTCGCGGTACACCCTAAAGTTTCGGGATGAAGTGCTGCACGATGAGGAGCACGTGCCCTGGTTCATGCCAGGAAAGACCCCGCCCCAGATAGCGAAAGCAGTAACAGAGTATGTTGCGTCGATCGAAGAACCCATGGAGGTTGACTTTGCCAATTTCGATGGCAGGGTCTCCCCCTTTTTGCAAGGCAATGTGGTCAACGCAGCGTATCTCCGGTACTTTGACAGTAGCTTCACAGAAGAGCTTGGACCGCTGCTTCGGCAGTTAATCCAATGCCCTGCGAGAGCGAAACGATTCCGCTTCAAGTATGAAGCTGGACCTGGGGTTAAGAGCGGATCACCCACCACGTGTGACGGAAATTCCCTCATAAATGGATTCGTGCAGTTTGCTGGAAAGATAAGCGCTGATCCTACCATCGGGTACGACGAAGCATTCCGACTCGTTGGCCCATTGTTCGGTGATGACTGCATCGCGGAAGCAGATATCCGCAAACCGTATGTCAAGGTGTGTAACAACCTAGGCCTTGTTGCCAAGATCGAAGACTATAAACCCGACCAAGGACTAACATTCCTGTCTCGCGTCTATATCGATCCCTCGAAAACGACTACAACTTTCCAGGACCCGTTGA